TTGATGTTCTGCGCGGAGATAAGCGGATCAGCGGCGATCTTCGAGTGATCGATTCGGACAAGGTGACGAGTCCTCTTACCATACTGGTGAGAGACCGTCTCCTTGACGACCCCGTCATTACTGGTAAAAATACCAGCGTTGACGGAAGAGCTAGTTCGCGGAAGCGAAATAGCAACCGAGTTGATTGTAACTGACTGAGGATCGGACAGTGCCATTAGATTACTCCAGAGTTAAACCTTAACACATTTGTGTGCTAAGGATAGCGGAATGTGCAGTGAATGCTGTACTACCGCACCTTAGTAATACCAAGTGCGGCTAGGATCGACAGCTGCTTCGTTGAAAACGAAGAGAAATCGAATCCGAAACCAAAAGGCGTGGCTGGCAATCGCTTTTTAACCTCACGAACGTGAGTTTGCGATAGCGTTCTCCGACCGTATCCATTAATGTATACGTCGGGGATGGTATAAGTTACTTTACTTATGGAATGTTCCATAATGTAACCATACCTGACCACAAGGCCGTCTGTTGCGTAGTCGGAAACGTTCGCAAGAACGTCTCCAAAATTACCTACCCAATCGGCGGCCCAACTCCAGGGTGCAAGATTCCATAGGGTCTCGGGCGTTAGCTCGATTCCTAGGAGTCTATCGAAAGAGGCAGCTGCTCCGGCCGTTTTCTTCCTGCTGACAGAGTCAGTAGGGAGATAATAGGTAAAAGCACCCTTAAACCAGGTTTTAACTTCTTTCGAAGTCTCCTGGTACAAAGGGCCTGCTAATCCTCCTGCGATCCCTTGCCAAGCATTGATTTCGACCGTCGACAATCCTCCCTTGAACGCAAGTCCAGGGAAGTATGGATATGTCGAAGATCGGACCAATTCTCTTGGTAAGGTTTCCCGGATTGTTGGGAATTCATAGCTACGTCGGACCAATCGTCCGGCGTCCCGTTCGTACTGCTTCAAAATCTTTTCAGAATTTGAAACAGCTTTCGCAGTATCTTTGATACTGTTAACTAACGGGGTCCACCCGAACGCATAGTTCAGGTAATCGTTCCCAGCGTTTTTAGCGCCTAAAGAACGATTTTTCCATATTTCGGAATGAAAGAGGTTAGAAACTCCCTCTCTCATGATTTCTCCGATATCTACGGAAAGGTCAGCTGCTGAAGAGGTCGGCTTGCATCTCGCAATTGCCGTAGTTCCCTTTACC